CTCCGCGTTGGCACGGCTGACAACGACATCAACGCGCTGAAGAACAACGGTTCGATCCCTGAAGGCTACGCCATCAACCACTTCTTGACAGACACCAATGCTTGGTTCCTGTGCACAGACGTGCCAAATGGCTTGAAGCACTTCGAGCGTACCGCGCTGTCTAACAGCATGGATGGCGACTTTGACACAGGTAACGTCCGTTACAAGTCTCGTGAGCGTTACAGCTTCGGCTGGAGCGATCCATTGGGCATGTTCGGCTCGTCCGGTTCGTCCTAAGCGAACTATGGGAGAGGGGGCCTTGTGCCCCCTTTTCTTTTGGTGTATATTGCAATCATTCCGGGCTTTCCGGTGTATCAGACAGTCCCGGCTGACGACATGCAGACTGATACGCCTAACTTGCATGTAAGGACCAAATCATGGCACGCACTACGTTTCAAGGCCCAGTTCGTTCATTGGGCGGCATTTATCAACAAGGTCCAGCTACTGTTGTTGACATCACCACAAGCACCACATTAAGTCCAGAAGCTCATGGCGGTCGCATCATCGCTGTTGGCGGTTCTTTGGCTGCAGCAGTCACTTTGACATTGCCAGCAATTAACGTATCAGCAAACTCTGTTACATCTGGCCCCGGTCAAGACCCAAGCACAGCTAACAACGAAGGCGTTGTTTACACAATCTGGGTTCCTACTACCATCTCTACAAGCTCATTGAAGATTGGTACAACTTCTGGTTCTGGCGACTTGTATGTTGGCGCTATTATTTCTATTGATTCAGACTCATCTGGCGCTGTAGTTGCCTTCTCTGCTAACGGTTCGTCTAACGACTTCATTAACTTGAACGGTACAACTACCGGCGGCGTTGCTGGCACATGGATTCAAATCGTGGCGATTGCTGCTGATAAGTACATGGTGACTGGAAACGTTATTGGTTCCGGCATTGTCGCTACACCATTCGCAGATTCCTAATCAACCCAAGGGGCTTCGGCCCCTTTTTTAAAGGAGCTTGATTATGATGCAAACAGACGTTAAATCCGTTCACACTGAAGCTACCGGCACTATGGTGTCTGGACGCAACAGACTTAAAGGATACCATTGCATTTCTGGTGGTACAGCTGGAGATGTTATCTTCCGTAATGGCGGCGCAAGCGGTACTGTATTGTTGCAGTTTAATATTGGAACTGGAACTCAGCCAATTACCATGCCTATTCCCGGCGAAGGTATTTTGTTTGCAACCAGCATCCATGTGACATTACCTGCAACCGCAAAAATTACGGTGTTCTATGGCTAAGAGTCCAGCATGGCAGAGGAAAGAAGGCAAGTCCGAGAAGGGCGGCTTGAACGCCAAGGGTCGGGCCTCCGCGAAAGCGCAAGGCATGAACTTGAAACCTCCCCAGCCGGAAGGCGGCTCACGGCGCGACTCTTTTTGTGCAAGGATGAGTGGCATGAAAAAGAAACTGACCTCTGCCAAGACTGCCAACGATCCGAATTCAAGAATCAATAAATCCTTGAGGGCATGGAATTGTTAGATTTAAACACCGCATGGTCAGCAATCCTATCGTTAGTGATAGGGTTGCTTGGCTACATGATGAATGAAAAGTTCAGGGAGCTGGCTCGCGTCACAATCCTGTTGAACAAAACACGCGAGGAGGTTGCCCGTGATAACGTTACTCAAGCAGAAGTTGACCGCATTACAAACCACATTGACCAGCGCTTTAACAAACTTGAAGCAAAAATTGACCAACTTATTCAAAAAGGATAACTAATCATGTCAAACGGAAACCCTACACCTCCACCTCCACCACCGCCACCTAGAGGCGATGGCACTCCAAATTTTGGGGAACCATCATCTTTAGGTAGAAACCTTCGTGAAGCTTTAAGCGTCCCTCTTGGCGGCGGTACATTAGAGCCAGCTAAAGTTGGAAAAGGCTACGGGGTCAGGTGGTCTAAAAAATTTGATAAGGGCGGTAAAGTTAGTTCTGCTTCTAAACGGGCCGATGGTATTGCTCAGCGCGGTAAGACTAAAGGCCGAGTGCTGTAATGCCAAGTACAAGCAAAAAGCAACACAATTTCATGGCGGCGGTGGCTAACAACCCAGCGTTTGCTAAGAAAGCAGGCGTCCCACAGTCTGTGGGCAAAGATTTTTCCATGGCTGATAAAGGCCGTAAATTTGCAAAAGGTGGCGATATGAAACATACAGATGTAAAGATGGACAAGAAGATGATGCAGAAGGCCGTGAACAAACACGAAGGCCGTTTGCACAAGGGCGCATCTATGACTAAGCTGGCCGGTGGCGGTATGGCTGCATCTAAGATGGGCGCTGTAAAGACTGGCAAAACACCTGATGGAATTGCTTCTAAGGGCAAGACCAAAGGAACAATGATTGCTATGCGTAACGGTGGCAAATGCTAAGGAAACATCATGCCAATGACACCAGAAGCTGCAAAGCAATACAAACCACGCCGCACACCCGGTTCTTTGGATGAGGTAGTTTATCCAGAAACACGCGCCAAAATAGAAGAGGCTAAGCGCGATGTTGAGGACGAAAAAGTTCGTTCTAAGATCAAGGCTGCTGGTTATGCTAAAGGTGGCGTTACCCGCGCAGACGGTATTGCTAAGCGTGGTAAAACACGCGGAAAGATGTGCTAAACCATGATGGCCAGTCGCGGCATGGGAGCAATATCTCCCTCTAAGATGCCTGGTGGGAAAAAGAAAGCCCGCCGTGATAGCACTGACTTCACGCAATACGCTGAAGGAGGCAAGGTTAACGCTGCCGGTAACTACACCAAGCCCGGTTTGCGTAAACGGATTGTGTCTCAAGTAAAAGCAGCGGCAACCCACGGTACTGGCGCAGGCCAATGGTCGGCTCGTAAAAGCCAATTAGTTGCTAAAAAATATAAAGCTGCTGGCGGCGGGTATCGTGACTGAAGCTATAAAAACTTGTACAGATTGCGGCGAGTCTAAACCTCTGTCGGCTTTTCGTAGTCGGGGCGGTTCAATGACGCATTTGTACAAAAGCCATTGCAACACTTGCTTGTATAAAAGACATAAAGATTGGGCCGAAAAAAACCAAGATAGGATTTCGGATTATCGAGAAAGAGATCCGTGGACATTGGCCAAAAGATGCAGTCGTCGCGGAATAACTCCTGAAGAGCTTGTGGAACGGTACGAACGCCAAGAATGCTGTTGCGCAATTTGCAAAACCGAAGTTGCATTGATTGACAGCGCAATCGACCATAATCACGACACAGGCGAATTTCGTGGAGTATTGTGTAAACAATGCAATCGCGCCTTGGGAATGTTTAAAGACAGCCCCGTTGTATTACGCAACGCGCTAGAATACCTAGAAGCATTTGGGAGTTATGGAAATGGCGCTTAAACCTCCTCAGAAATCGCTCAAGGACTGGGGCGACCAGAAATGGCGCACTAAGTCTGGTAAGCCGTCAAGCAAGACGGGTGAGCGATACTTGCCTGAAGCAGCGATTAAATCTTTGTCTCCTCAAGAGTATGCGGCTACAACCAAAGCCAAACGTGCTGGTAAAGCATCTGGCAAACAGTTTGTAGCGCAACCTAAAACAATAGCAAAGAAAACGGCAGGATTTAGATGACTACTACCGGCTCAACCCTATTCAACATGGACTTCACGGAGATTGCCGAGGAAGCGTGGGAGCGAGCCGGTCGTGAAATGCGTTCTGGTTATGACTTGCGTACAGCTCGCAGGTCTATGAACTTGATGACCATCGAGTGGCAGAACAAGGGTATCAATATGTGGACGATGGAGCAGGGGATCATTAACCTGACCCCCGGTTTAGCTACATATGCACTACCAACGGATACGATTGATTTGCTGGAGCATGTGATTCGTACCGGATCAAACACTTCTTCTACACAGGCAGACTTAACAATCTCACGTATTAGTGTTTCTACTTATGCGACCATCCCAAACAAGCTACAGCAGGCGAGACCGATTCAAGTATGGATTCAGCGTCTATCTGGGGAAACTAATCCTACAAGCTCTGTGCTCGCCACGGCCATCAACTCTACAGACACCACGATCACGCTTAACACGGTGGTTGGGTTAGCCAATGCTGGGTTTATACGCCTAGACACCGAAGACATCTATTACACATACGTCACAGGGAATACCCTAGGCGGTGTGTTCCGTGGCCAGAACAATACAACTGCAGCATCTCACACCACAAGTACGGCTGTGTTTGTACCCCAGCTTCCTGCTGTAACTGTCTGGCCTACGCCTGACAACTCTACTCCTTACCAGTTTGTGTACTGGAGACTGCGCCGAGTACAAGATGCTGGCGCTGGTGTTGAAACAGCAGACATGAACTTCCGCTTCCTGCCATGTTTGGTAGCGGGCTTGGCGTATCACATCGCAGTTAAAGTGCCTGAGCTGATGCCCCGCATCCAGATGTTGAAACAGATTTACGACGAGACATTTGAGATCGCCGCTGGTGAAGACCGTGAGAAAGCCCCGGTCAGGTTTGTGCCTCGTCAGCAGTACATTGGTGGTAGCTACTAATGGGCAATAGATTCGCATCCGGCAAGATAGCGATTGCTGAATGTGATCGCTGCGGCCAACAGTACAGATTAAAGCGGCTTAAGACTGAGATCATTAAGCAGCGTAAGTACGAGCTATTGGTTTGTCCTACATGCTGGGATCCAGATCAGCCGCAGTTAATGCTTGGAACGTTTCCAGTAGATGATCCACAAGCTTTGCGCAACCCTCGCAAGGACACAACTTATGTGACTTCGGGTGTAAATGCAAACGGCAACCTGTCTGGTGGTTCGCGAGACATTCAGTGGGGCTGGGCACCGGTTGGCGGAGCTAGGTTTTTTGATGCAGGATTGACACCAAACTACTTGGTGGCAACAACATTTGTTGGTACAGTATCAATATCTTAAGGAGTTAATTATGGCGTTTACAAAATCAGCTGATGGTATTGCTAAAAAAGGCAAGACCGAAGGTAAAAACTACGGTGATAGCGGTCCCGTTGCTAAAATGATGCATGGCGGTAAAGGCAAAGGCAAGGGCAAAACCAATGCCGATATGTTGTCAATGGGTCGTAACTTGGCAAAAATTGCCGCACAGACACGAGGCTAATAATGGCTACATTTAGCAAAAAATTAATGGGTAAAGAAGTTGGCGATGCCAAGGTCTATGCAAAGCCACACACAATGACCGGCAAAGAAGTTAAAGCTTCTGAGAATCCCGGATCTGGCCCTGACCACAGCGATGCCGGAACAGTCAACATGGCAGTAGGTAACGTTTATCGTCGTTCACAACCAGCAGCTAAGACAACTGGTATCAAAATGCGTGGTGCAGGTGCAGCTACTAAAGGCTTTATGAGCAGAGGCCCGATGGCATGAATTACGCCGATCTTGTCACGCAGGTAAGCGATTACTGCGAGAACTCTTTCCCAACTGACAACATGAATACGTTCATTCGTCAGGCGGAGCAGCGCATCTATAACACCGC